ATAAAGTATCTTGATCTACTACATCTACATTAGTATTAGATAAGAACTTCCAATAAGGTGCATTATCCTCAGTAATAACTTTCTTTAGTCTTTGTTCATCTGTTTTAAGAGACTGGAAAAGGTTTAAAGTTTTTAATGATTCTAAGGCCTGTATCTCACATAGATCTAATGTTTCTGCATTAGTATGAATAGACATATCTTTCATTACTTTTCTAATGTTATCACTAGGTGCTTTACCTGGTACAACATTAAACTTTTCTGTAACGTTTTCAGGTTCAAATAATAAACAGTGTACAAGTTTCCCTTCTACTAAATGTTTATCTGTTCTAACCTCACGATCAAATAATATATACTCCTTATAAAATAAGGATGGTGAAAATAATAATTTGTTTAAAGAAGAATAGCTAAAGCAAAAATCTTTCTTTGCATAAAACACATCTTCTTTTTCTTTGTTTCTAATCATTTATTTTAATCATTAATTGAATCAAGTTTCTGCTGAAGCTTTTGAATTGCTAATATTACTTCAGCAGTTTGATTCACTTTTTGTTTATACAGTAATATTGTCGCTGTAATTACTTTCTTTGTATCTGACTTCATACTCATCTGCTTTTTCTTTAATTAGGTTATCAGTTAAGTTATCCTTTAATTTAACATTATCCAAGCTAATAGAGAAAACATTAGCATTATTACCACCTATATCACGTAGAACGTTTTTATATAATCTTTCTCTAGTATTATCTAAAGCAAATTTAGTTAATTTTTTATCTTTAATTAAATTTTTTATATAGTTGTCATAAGAATATATCATTGAAAGATTTACTCCACCTTGATACTTTTTAAGCCTTTTTCTTAAAGCTTTAACATTTACAGTGTTCCAGTTACTTGTGTCTTTTAACCAATCATATTGCCAATAAAACAGATTAGATACAACATCAAAAGATTTATCAATATTACAGTTAGCAAGCATTTCTAGCGCAAGTGTCCTGTTTTCTCTATCATTGCTTGTTACCATAGAGTGTATGTTTTTAAGCTCAGAGTTATTAAGTATAGCTAATTCATTATCAATTATATTAATAACATCTACATCATAAACAATCACAGCACTAGAATTTAAAACATTTTGATAGCTGATTAAATTTTTATCATAAAGAAGTATATCTCTGGTACCTGAATGAACAGAACTTTCCATTTTTAAATTTAAAACATCTTGTATATCATCTTTAAAACTGCTAGTGTGAGCGCTAAAACCACCATGATAGTTATTATTATGACTATATTGATAAGGCATTTTAACTTTAACCATAGAGTCTGTACCTAAAATAGCTATCATTTCTCTATTCTTCTCTAATGCACATTGAGATAATAAACCCTTTGCTTTTAATTCAGTTACAAAACTAAAGTATTTTGCAAATGGCTTAGCAGCATTCCATTCAAACTCAAATAAGTTATCAAATAATTGATCTGATACAATATGTATATCAGCTTTATTAATATCTCTTATAACTTTACAATTATATTTATCTTTTAATAGATCTACCTTTTGTCTAGGTAAATCTAGCTTAGGAAATCTATATAAGGTTTTATCTTGTACAGTAAAGTTTTCAGGAGGTGTAAAATCTATATTTAAGTTTTTTCTTTCTGATTCATTCATACCATAATTATCAGTAGAGCACATCCAATGTCCTATATACTCATGCTTAAATGCATCTCCCGTAAGTTGTCCTTCTACTACAGTATCATCATTTACAATTATATTAATATCATATCTTTTTTTCATTCTTTTGTATCTTTTAAGTATTGTTGATATTCTTTTTTTACAGCAACTTTAAATGTATAAAGATCTCTATTGCTTATTCTAATCTCTTGTCTAACAATAGGCTCTAAATATTTAAAGGATATTCTATTAAGCTCTTCCTCTTTTTCTAACCAAAGAATCATATCCTGAGCTGACTTCCTACTAAACTGATTAAACTTAGATTCTTTAAGCCAGTGTTGAACATCTTTATCTCTATTAAATTTATAGATGTTGGTGTCACATTCTTGAGCAAACTTCCATAACAAATGATAGTTTGTAGTATAATCTATACAAGGTATTAGCTTAGCTGCAATATCTAAGTCTTCTTGATTGTATGAACGAAACTGTGTAACTAAATCAAGTAACAACTGCTCATCCATAATCATCTTATTAGCAGAGCTATGTAATACTGTATTAGCATCAATAACACCTAGATCATCTGTAGTATCTATTAGGTGAGCTAAATTTATAGCCAAACCTGTTAGCATCCACTCATCATAAAGACTGCTTTCTACATCTAAATCATAATAACGTATCTTTTCTGTAATTTTTGCTGTTATTAAAACATTACCACCATATGATTTAATAAGGCTAGACATGTCACATACTTTAGATGCTCCACTAGTAGTTTCATAATTCCATAGTTTAGCCATCATTAAAGTTGTCAATATATTTCCACCATTTTGACATCTATCAGATATATCTTGATGCCCCACTATTAAATCAGCTAGAGTATAGTCATTAGTTACTGTAATACCGTGTTCTTTTAAGGCAGCTTTAAGTCTGTCTTGAGAAACGCTACACCTAGGAAGAATAAAAGCTTTCTTTTTATTTGAAAAAGTTGTCCCTGATTCAGTAGCTGTAGTTAATATAGTCTCTATTTTTTCATATGTAGTTTTATCTTGAGTCACTAACACGTCTTCTATTACCTGGCCTACAACATGCCCTACTTTAGGACATGCTGCTAGGTCAAAGTAATTTAGTGCAGCAATATCAAAATGTTGATATACTGATTTTTTTGCCATTTTATTTCATTGTCATTTTAATTATTAATGGATTCATCATCATCTTATTAAACTTTTGCTTATTACCGTTAAAGATTGTACGCACAACTAGATACTTAAGATCATTAGTAAAATAATCTTTAGTACATAGGCTTATTAGTCTATCAGTAATTTTTTGGCTAACTGTGTTTTCTTTTGAATAAACAACAGAAAAGTTAGCTAAACGTGTAGCAAGTGTAGATGCAATATCTGCACGGTATGAATCATCCTGTCCAATACAACTACGTAACTCTCCTAAGATATATGATTCATTTTCATGAGTCAATAAGTCTTTAGGTGTTACTAGCTTATCTAGTTTGTTATTAATAAACGTAGTAAACATAGAAGCAAACGCATCTCCAACTGAACCTTCACCAATCATTTGTATTAATGATAAGTTATCTTCAAAATTATCAAAACTTGATATTGAATTAAAGAATGTTGTAATTGATCTTGCATTTGTTTCTTGAGTTACAAGCTCAGGGTGAAGTAACAGGAAGTTAATACATCTAGTATCAATCCCTGCACTTTCTGCCCATTCGGCCCAAACATTAACATCAAACTTGAGGTTTGCGGTCACATATCTAGTTTTCTGTGCAGAATCCACAGAGTTAACCATATAGTCACCGTTATCAGGGTTTGCTGTTAGCATAATGTGCCAGTCTTTTGGTAATGTCCAAGAAATATAAGTTTGTCTATCTATTAATTCCATGACCGCTTGAATAAATCTTGTGTCAGCTCTATTCCAGTCATCTAATAATAGGATGCCACCTTCTTTAGCATCTGCTATCCATTCAGGAGCACAATAAGACATTCTATTTTTACCTGTCATTTTGTATCCATTCTTTAAATACTCTTGCACTGCTAACTCATCTACCCACATACCAACTTTTTTAGTTAGTGTTGTAGGCATCTTTGCTAAATCTGCTGAAGCGGCAGATCTTTGTGCTGCAGTATAGTTTAGATCATTAACTGGTTTAGGGGCATTTACTTTCTTTTCCTTATACATTTGGAATTGTCTTACAGGAAAACCTACTAGGTCACCTAACTCTTCTATCTGTGCAAGGTTTAGTTTAACAAATTTTAATTTGTTTTCTTCAGCTAATTCTACTATAGTTGAAGTTTTACCAATTCCTGATTCACCTACTACTTCTATAGATACAGGGCTTTTATTATTAGCCTGCAGGTATCTGTTGTTTGTAATTATATGATTTACAAATCCTTTTAATTCTGTTACATTTAAATTTACTTGTGCCATCTTCTTAGTTTAATTTTATTACTTGTCCTGGTAACTCATCATTCATCTCTGATATACTACTTAAACACCATAAGGTATTCTTTGGGCAGTCATCAGGTGCATATGCTTCACCATCTGTTAAATATATAAGTGCCGTGTATGACCCTTTCTTTTCATTGTAGTGGTCAATAACTGGTTGGAATGATGTCCCACCACGACCATGTATTTCCCAATCCTGCTTTGGATTAAATTCTGTTACACTTCTTAATCTTGTATCACATTGTGCAACTGATATCTTATGGCCTGTTTTAGTCATGTGTGCTAATTCATTAAAGAATTCTTTTAGCTCATCATTATTTACAGATCCACTGGTATCTACACCAACAAGAATGTGATTTTTAAATTTAATCTTTAAGCCGGGACTAGCTGAATAACGTTTATTGTATTTACGCCTTAGCTTTTTAGTATATACTATACTAGAATTACCAACAAACCTTTTCAAATATCCTTTCCAATCAAACTTAGCCGGTTCTATATGGAATAACCTATCAATTATATCTTTAAATTCACCAGGTATGCTTCCACTTTTTTTAATTGTAGTTTCAGCAGACTGTTTTAGCTGATGATCAACTTGCTTACTCATCAGTTTTTTATCTGGTTCAGATAAATCATCAAATTCATTCCATGTTTCATGGCAATACTCTGATTCTCCATCCATCTTATCCATAAGACTATCTAATGAGGGAGCAGTACCATCTTCTTCAGCTTGTTCTAAAAGATTGTAATAAACTTTTGTCCCTGCTTTTCTAGGAAGATTTAATTCTGGAAATGAGCTAAGTAATAGCCCGCCATCTGGCAGGTTACTTTCCAGTATGTACTGGTTAATCTCTAAATCAGCAGCAATATTAAACAGCTTATGATTAGTATATAGATCTCTCATTAACAAATGACCAAATGCTATGTGCAATAGTTCATGTTTAATTAAACCAATCCGGTGAGGATTACTTAAGTTTATATAAAACTCAGGGTTTATAGTCAATTGCATACCAATACCGTGCTTACTAACTCCTGCTGTAGGAATTTGATCTGTAAACTTCTTATTGATACCAATTAAAAAGAGCCCATAAAAAGGCTCTGTTAAAATTAATTCTTTAGTTGTTTTAGCAACTAAATCCTGTATGTTATTCATCATTTTACGTATTCATTATTCTATAAAGTATTTGTTTATATAATTTATTATTGCCGTTAGCTTTGATATGATTAAAAAGATTCCTACCTATTAACATAGGATCATTTCTATTAGACTTTACAAACCTTGTTCTTTTATCTAGAAACAGAGCTTTGGTAAATAATAAGTTTATAATCTTTTCATCTTTAAACTTAAGATTCTCTAAATTAGATACTGCAATCTGATAATCTTCATTAGAACCATTTAATAAACTAACTATAGAAAAGAAATCATCAATTGTTATCTTTATCATCTGGTAATATTTCTATCCAAACACCTGGTTTAGACTTATCATAACTATATTTATCAAAGACAGGTAGAATAAATTCTGCATTATCATCTTCAATCCATCCTGCTTTAACCATATCATCTTGCACGGTTTGTGCAGGATTTATATAGTCAAACTTATGACGGCTACCTCTGATAAACTCAAAAGATATTTTTGCTGGCAATGAATGTTTAGCTAGCTCAGCTTTAAACTCATCTGCATACTTAGCATAATAGTCTTTGGCTACTTTTCTATAGTTCATTACAGCTTTACTAGCTATAAAGTATTTACCTGTCCAGCGTCTTCCGTTTTTTGAACTGGGTACGGACCCTGGTATAAACCATCTCATATTTATTTATTTAAGGTTTCCTTGAGTAATGGTTTTAGCATAGCATGTACTTTATCAAATCCATGTAACTTCATGGCATCTGATACGTCCTTGCATATAGTTGGTACAAATCCATTAATATTATATACTTCTGCATATTTATTAACGGCCTTAATACCTGCTTCATCATTATCAAAGAGAGTTATCACTTTCTTATAACGTTTCTTTAAATGTTCTATTACATAAGCTTTTATCATTGTATTTTCACTATCTGGAGCTAATACTTCTATATTATATCCTATACCTTTCAAGCATAGAGCATCTTTAAGAGAAGAACATATTACCAAATAAGGTTTATCAAACTTTAGTTGATCATAACCCTGGAGGTATTGCTTTACTTTGTGAAATTTATGTTTATTGCTAGTAGGTTGATATATCTTAGATACTTCCCCCGCTTTGTCAAAGTATCCATAAAGACTGTTGTTTTTTATAGTAAGTGATTCAACATTCTCTTTTTCTACTTTAACTATATTATAATATTCTATAGGTTTAACGTTATATTCTACTAATATAGACATACCTATTCTAAATGATAACCAATACTTACTATCAGTCTCATTCCAAGGCCTTGTTTTAATAAAGTCTACTTTCCACTTTGCCTCCGGTTTAAAGTTAATTTCTTCAAAACCATTAGTCTTTACATGTGAATTGTAATCTCTTACTATCTTCCTGGCCGCTTCCGGGTATTCTATATTAAATAGCATCTTTACTAAATCCACCTTATTACCATTTTTTCCTGTTGAGAAGTCTTTAAACTTATATTGCCTTATCTTTTTATCTACATAGATGCAAAAGCTTGGCGTTTTCTCAAGAGGGTTGAATATAGATGTTAGCTTTATATCCTGACCAGTCAATGGTTCAGATAAATTTAAGTAATACTGAAATACCCAATAACTAGGTATATCTTGTTCCTCTAGTACTAAATTTTTTGTGTTAAACATAAAGGCTAAAATTAAATAAAAAAAAGGGGACAACCTAGATCATCCCCTCTTAATGTTATTTAGTTGACTTACAAATCAAAATCATCACCTGCTGTTGCAGTTGGTTCAAATGCATTTGTCATTGGTACATCTTTCTGAACTATAGGTCTGTAATGGTTCTTATCAGTAGGATTATATGTAATTAATCTAGAATTTTCTACACCTAAAGCCTCAAGAGGAATTCCCGCTTTGCTCATCTTTGGTAGATATAAATCATTGTTCACATAACCTTCTTTGTTTTCCCATTCACGTGTACCAAAACACATATTCATAAAGGTTGGTCCTGACAATACTTCATTACACTTAAGCATAAAGTCTTCAATAGTATTTGCTTGAATAGCATCTAGCTCAGTTCTCTTACCAATTTGTTCTGATAAAAAGATCATTGCTTTCATTACTTCAGTATCTCTACTGATCTCATTACCGTTTGGTAAGATAGTATCTTTATATGCATACTGAGAAAATCTAATTCTACCTACTTGACCTGCATAACGCGGGCTATCTGGATTATTTGCATCTACTAAGAATCCTTGGAATTCTCCTTCCATAGGTTCTGATTCTACATGTAACATAATATTAAATGCATCTGCTGCATATGGAGTTACATCAAATGTAATTGAGTTGATTTTAACAACTTGATTTCCTGGTCCAATTACTGGTTTTTCTTTGCCGCTTGCTGCTGACATTCCGCTTGTACTTAACATAATTTTTCTTTTATTAGTTTATTAATTATTCTTCATATTTTTTCATACAGTCTTTTACGTACTGCAGGTTGTTTGGAATGAAGCTATCTTCAAACATACCTTGGGGTGATTTACATGTGTTCTCTCCATTGTTTTGAGTTTCAAAACCATATTCAAGTTCACCATCATCATTTTTATTTACTTTACCAAATAATACAATTGAGAATAGTCCTTCCAAAGTTAAAGTATTGTCTATCATCTTACCTATAGTTTTAGCTTTAACTTTTCTATTTCCATTTATGTCAGTTGAATCTTCTGAATGAGTTAAGAAAATTACAGTCAAGTCTTCTCTTAGATCTTTAGGTAACTTTGCAACCTGTGCTAAGTTAGCGGCTATCTGAGTAAACTTATCATAACCTTTCTCATTTGCTCTATCAAAATACTCAAAAGAACTCATATATTGCCAGTCATCAACTACAAGAGTTTTAATTCCGGGCATTTTCTGATCTACATGATTTATTGCTTTAATAATACCTGCAGCAGATGATGCTGATGCTAAGTTACCTTTAGGATTTTCTTTACTAATTAAAGTATAGTTTTTCTTCCAACCTTTAAAAGGTAAGGGCTTGTTAGCAATGTTTATAATAAACGTTTCATCTGGATTTAAATTTCTAATAGCAGTGGATTTTCCAGTTCCTGAGTCTGCTATGACTAATACACTTTGCGCCATACTTATTTATCTATATTTAGTTATTACTTTGGTTAATGTTATTAATGTTTGATTTATTTCTTCTAGCTTACTTACTAATAATGATCCTGTAGTTTCATCTGGATCATCTAAATCAAATAAAGTTATAGCCTTAGCTGTAGTATGAGCATCATTCTTCATCCCTGCTGTAGACAGCTTACTTTTATTTCTATCAGTAACGTCATTAATAACTTTTAATTCACTAACAGGAATCATATGTCTTTGAAATCCTGAGTTAGAAGTAATTAATTCATACTCTGATTTCCAGTGTGGATTATAACGTAAGAGATATAATGTTCTCTTTGGGTCCTCACTTACATAGTCTATACTTACAAACTCTGTATATACATCTTCTTCCTTTTCTAATTCACTAGGAAAGAAACTAACATGTAGTTCATCCTTACCAGAAGGCCTGTAAGCCATCTTAGGAATGTATAATGCATTCTTCTTACCTTCTACTTGAAAGTAATTATCATGCTCTGTCTTTAAATCAGAGACTCTTTTCTTGCGCTCTGTAGTTGATATTGCCATATTTTAATTGTTAATGTTAACGTCTTTCTTGTTGTGCAGGTGTAAGCATTTCTTCTATTTTCATTTGCTCAAACTTAGCTTTAAAGAAACTCATCCTAGCATCACCGTTTCTTGCTTTAAGAAAGTGTAATACTAATGTTTTGTCATCTTCTATAATATATCTATCAGGACCATAGTATCTAATCTTTTGCTTAGCCGGTCTGTTAATACCTATAAGCATATCCGCATGCTGTAACATAGCATCTGAACCAAAGATATCTGACTCTAATATATAGTTACCATACTTACCATCAATAGCTCTATCTGGGCTATCTATGTTCCTGTTAAGTTGTGATAATGAAATAAATAGACAAGGATAATCTCTCTTACATTGTGTAAAGAATTCACCTAGCTCAAACATCATATCTAATGTGTTGTTCTGATAGGGTGCTCTCTTTACAAGCATAGTATGATCTAAAGTTATTATTGTCTTTGCACCTTTATGTAATGTCATATACATATCAACTTGCTCACGCATCTGATTAACAGTTAAAGGTGTGCTAATTATATCTACGGGATTCTTAACTCTTTCCCTAGCATACATTAAACACTTATTTAACACATCAGGCTGTAAAGTACTACCTGCACTACACAACTCTTTATAAGTCTTACCAGTCATAGAACTAAATTCTCTAATAGCTGATGTTCTACCAACCATCTCAAACTGAAATTCTAAGACTCTAAACTTATCATGAGGATTAAGTGCAAATGATTCTCTTATTATTTGATCTTTTATTAATGTTTTACCTGAACCAGGCCTACCACCAATTACAGTTAGAGTATTCCATTCTAAACCATCGGTAGCAGCATCATTAAATTTAGGCCAAGGTGTGTATATAGATTTCTCTTCACCTTTCTGCCTAGCATTCATATATTTTAATGCTTCACTAAATGCAGCATGTTGTCCTACCCACGATTTATTTGTTTTAGCCATTATACTACTTTTTCTTTAAAGTTCTTCTCTTCTGTATCTATACCATCTCTAATCATATCACAATAGTCCGCTAATGTAGAGTGCTTAACCCTATGCTTATCTTGCTTGCATATAAAGTACTGACTTGTCTGCATATACAGGTATTCAGCATCTCTGTACTCATTAACGTACATTTTAGAGGCCTCAATGACATCTTTCCACGTATAATCATATGTTTCAAAGAACCATCTGAATGACTCTGATAGCATTTTAACATTAACTCTTGCAGGTTTACCGCTAGGCAACCTTATATTAGGAAATGTCTCTCTATAGATGTTTATATTATCAGCAAAGTCTTTACCCATCAATTGTATATCAGTTTTCTTCTTTGCTTTAATAAAATAATTATCAAGCTTAGCACAGAATGCTTTAGCTACTGCTGTCATGATATATTTATCATCCACCAGTTCCAAATAACCTAATTTCTTAAGTTTATCTTTATCATCTTGACTAGTGTTGGTTGATGAAACGCCTTGCTTGATCCCAAATAGGATCAGAGCTTGATTTGGTGTCATCTTTTCTTTTAATATCTTTTGTAATAATTCCCACATATCCATCTATTTTTTTTTGTAATTTTTCAAGTATTTTGCAGAAAGTTTTATCTTTGGTTTCTATACCATTACTAACTGTTTTACAAGAGTTAATAATAGTAGCATGACCTCTAAAGATAGCCTTACCGATAGAAGTTTTAGAATAACCATCATTAAAAGCTAAGAAACTCATTACCTGAATATACATTATAAAATCACGTTCTCTAGTTCTAGTCTTAAAATCATAGTTTTTATACTTAGGATGATCTTCAACTATAGTATGTAAAGTCAATTCTTTATAAATTGCTAATGTTAAAGTAGATTTAGATGTTACAGGAGTTAAAACATAAAGTTTTATATCATGTTCTCTATAGAATTTCTTCTTAAAGCGCTCTATCTGAGCTTTTTGTTTAATCTTTTGATTATCAATCATTTAGTTACAGTTACGGGGTTACAAATATACTTATTATTACCAGTTTATACAAGCTTTATCTTGCGTATTTAATATTTCATTTGCTTTATCAAAAACATCATTTGAATCCCATTCACCTCCTCTATAAGCAGCGGAAGCCGGATGAGAACATTTAAGAATTTTACAGTTAGGAAGTAAAGTTTGCCATGCTTCAGCTTTCTTACCCATCAATATAAATATTGTATCTGGGTTATGTCTATTGATATTATCAAAGACATGTTCTGTAAAGCTTTTCCATATACCATAGTGTGAACCAATCTTATTAACTTCACAAGTAAATGCAGTATTAATAAGTAGTACACCTTGGTTAGCCCAACGTCTTAAATCACACTCTTCAGGTGTATATACTGTTTTGCCAGTAGTCTGTTTCAGTATATATTGTAAAGACTTCTCAGCTTTACCTTTTACACTACAGCTAAATGCTATACCATCAGCTACACCTAACTGTGGATACGGATCTTGTCCTACTATAACTACCTTTAGATTATCATAAGGGCATTCATAAAAACCATTAAATACATCTTTAAATTTAGGAGTAAAACGCCTGCCTTGTTCTACATTTTCAATTAGTGTATTCATTATATGATCAAAGCTTAAACCATTAACATATGGTGACAGCATTCGGTCCCAACTGCTGTCTTTCAGCTTGTTGTTTAAATTATCTCTTAATAAATTAATGTCTATGTCCATTTTTTGTTGTAAATTATAGTATATTTGTTATTAAATTATTTATTATGGCTGATCAAGAAGTACACTCAAGAGTAACATATGACTTTACCAAGGATATTACAGGAGTAAAAATTAATCCTGCTTATATACACGGTTTAGAAAGAATTACTAATAAGATAATTATTCAAAATAGTGATAAGGGTTCTGAGTTACCTACCATCTTTGCCAAATTTGATAAAATTGTTGATAATGCTAAATTACCTCTTGAAGAACAAGAAAAAATACAATTAGATGAATTTGAATCTGATATCTACACCTTGTTCTCTTTAATACAGCTACTTAAGTATATGGCTGTAGAACAAAATCTAGAGATTAAAACAGAAACAACTGCAACTAAAGAAGAATTAGCAGAGCTTTCTAAAATGATTCAAAAAGGAGCGGATGTATCAGAAAAAATTAAAGATATAAATGCTAAAATGACTATTGTTAAGTAGTTATCTTAGATTCATATTATTAAAGTTTCCTATCTCTACACATGCTTGTATTACAAGGTTTAACTCTTCTTTATCACAATCTCCAAAAGATTTACAATACTCTTGTTTGTTTCTTACAAAACATAGTCCTGCGGCTCTTTTTACTTCTAATTTGGCTTCTACAAACGTGTAGCCAATTTCTTGTGCTATTTCTCTAATCATAGCATGTATTCTAGCCAGTTGAGGGTTACTACCTTTGTCACCACCAACTCCTATAAATATTTCTAATCTAGAGTCATCAGGTAATTGGCTTAAGAATTTCTTAAACCTAGTACCCACTGCTTTTGTAGGAAAATATAACTCACCATCTTTAATAGATGCTTTTATAAATAAGTTATCTTTCATCCTGCCATAACTTTACTTAACCATAATATTAGTTCCCAAAGTCCTGCTCCTAAAATTAATACAAATCCAAATCCAGCAGTCCATATACAACCTTGGTATTTACTTTCCATATCTTGTGGAGATCTACCCTGGTTACTTCTATACTGTCTATATTTCTTGCTTCTTTTCTTTTTAGCTCTGTATGATTCTTGATCTTTTAACTCTTTAGCTTTTCTATGAAGCTCAGTGTGGTCTTCTAACTGCTTTTTGCTTTTTTTATTTGCCATTTTATATTGGTTCTATATCCCATGCTATACGATAATCTGGGTCATGAGGATCTAACTCAACATTAGATTTCTCATTAACCCACTGATTATTACTAAAAACATAAGTTCTATTATTAATTACTTTTACTATTCTATCATCCATGGTTGTTTCTTAGTATTTCTTCATGATATTCTATTATATCTTGTTCTATAGACGTCTCATAAAATATACTAGATACATCTACCATCACTGTACGTCCTTCATTGCTTTCTAACTCCACCCAAATTCTTGTTATCTCTATAGATGGTCCAATACCAGGTGTTCCGGGATCTCCGTTAGATTCAGTATGCACTTCAGGTTCTCCTGGATCAAAAGTATATTCTACTTCTGCATCATGGCCGTGGTAATCCACTTCTGCCATATGACACTGACTCATAAGAATCTTAATGCATCACCTACATAAACAAATTCTTGGCTACACTCTAAACATTTAGCGTTGCCTTCATTGCGTAATAAGGTTGGTTGACTACAGTTAGGACAAGGTGTATCACCTTCTGTTATATATTCTTCTATAGCACGCCTAGACATACTATGTATAAAAGCATCATGACTTCCTTTGTGCTCTTGATTGTACTGATCTATAAATATTTCTTTCATTCTACCCATGACTATATAGATTTAAAGTTATTTCTTTTGTGTTCTAGCATCTCTCTAACAGTTAAGTCATTTAAAGATTCTTTTAGATTTTTAGAGCCCATGTGTTTACCTATCATATAGACAATAGCAATTCCACACATTTCTGCAAGTACGAATAAAATAATTAATAATGTTTCCATAGTTTTTTCTGGTTATTTAACGGGTTATGATATTTAATTTTTGTTGGTTCAAACTCTTTAAGGGCATTTTTAACCCATATCTCATCTTGTGTGCCTACATAACATAATATATGACATACAGCAGTTTCACTGGGATTAAGCCTAAGCAGTCTTCCTATTCTTTGTGATGATTTTCTCTCATTACCATAAGCATGCATGATTATACCTTGTTTTAAGTCAGGTATAGTTACACCTTCACTTAACTGCAGTACACATGACAACCTATCTATTCTGCCATCAGAGAATAACTCAAGGTTATCTTCTGACTTTGGATTCTTAGAATGATAGCTATGCTCACACAATCTATCTGCTTGCTTCTGGGTATTTGCAAATATAATACATTTTGTACCAAGACTCTTTGCTAATGACTTAGCATATAATTCTTTAGTATTGTATTCCATTAATGCTCTCATTCTCATGATAGCTGCAAACTGCTTTTGTTTAGGTGTTTGTGCATCAGCAACTCTACTACTTGTATAATTATAATCTTTAAGTTCTGAAGTATACCACTGACCACCTGCCTTGTTTTTCTTCTTTAAGGCTGCTGTCTTTGATAAAACTAATTGATGAACTATAATTTTATAATTATTTAAGATATTAGAATCTGTTGCTTGATCTACAGAAAACTTAAACTTGATTGGACAATACCTATTAACCATTATCCCTTTAAGTGAACTATCATCTTTTGGTGGAGTTCCTGTTAATCCAAGAATCTTACCTGTAAAAGCTGATAAAAACTTATCATGATTAGGTAACAGACTATGACATTCATCTAAATAGACTACATCAAACTCCGTAGGTTTATGTTTATTGATGGATAGGTAAGTTGTAAACGTTATATGTTTAACTAAACTTTGCAAGTTCATCTTTTCCAATTCATCTATCCAAGATTGTGCTACAGAGTGTTTAGGAATTACAACTAAAGCTTCTACCAACGCGTGATAGTTCCTTTGTAAATGTTGTATTGCTATTCTTGTCTTACCAAGTCCCATAGATATGGCTAGTCCACATCTCTTATGTTGTGATGCTATTGATAATGCATCTGCTTGTACTACTTCTCTTGTCATTCCTGGTTTCTTTTTAGTGAGTATCCTAATTCAATTGCTTCATCCGGATGTTCTTCAATATAGTTATGGCATGGCCTACATACTGATAGCCAAGTACTAACTACTAAATGGTATTCCCCACGTCCTTTTTTATGATGGACATCAGTTGAGCCACCATTACAACAATGTAATGCTGCTTCACATGTGGGCTTTTCTTCCATGAATTTACGTCTTAACTTAGAATAAGCCAAGTCTAACACCTGCATCTTTTTAGATTTAGGGTTAATACGTTTTCTAGCAAGTGGTTTAGTAGTCTTCTTTGCTTTATACCAGCAATTCTTGCAATACCGGCTGCCTTTATCATTCTTCCAAATGAACTGCTCAGTATTGCAATTATTACATAGTTTTCTTTTTTGTTCAATCATCCTGGTAAAGCTTGTTGATTAGCATTAGGTTTGAGTGTCAAATAGTTTTTAGGCAATAAGCCTTTAGACATGAACAATAGTATTACATCTTCATATTCTATTTTTAACTCTTTAAATGTTAACTTGTTATGGTAGTCATCTAGTATCTCATCACAAGGAATTGATACAATAAACTCCATAGCAGCACCTGTAAAGGTTCTTGAAAAGAATCCATTAACTCTTTTGTTAGTTATCATCTGTTTCCATGAATTAATCTCTTTCTGAGATCTCTTCCATACTTTAGATATTCTACGCTTTTTGTCCCAGTGTAATTTAGCAACTTCATCTTTAGTATAAACATTAAGTCCGTGTAGCACTCTCTTAAATAAGAAATGCTGATAAGGATTTAACTTCTTATATTCAAATGAATTAATTATTGAGGCTGGATGTAATTGGTATTCTTCCAATATTCCATAATAGTGGTAACGTTGTAAGCGTTGAGATAATAAAGATTTACTTTCTTCTTCTTTTAGTTTTGTTATTTGGTTTTGAGTTAGCATAAGACGTGTGGTTTTAAAGTTTTAAAGTTATTTTAAATTATAAAAATGAATAAGGCTACTACAACTAGTAGTATTTAATTCCCTGTAGGGAGACCTCAAGCATTCTTCAGAAATTTAATTATAATTCAAAAGTCTCTTCTTCAAGAACTTCTTCTTCTACCTCTTCAGCTACAACTTCAGAGTTGTCAGCTGTTTCTTCAAAGCCAAATGCTTCTGCTGCTGTTGCATTATTAACTTCAACTTGTGTTACTGAACTGTTTGCATCTTTAATGGCTTGACCATTATTATGTGCAATTAATACATCCTCTGCTGTAGCATCAGCTACAAAGAATGTTTTCCTATAAATAGGTTGTCCGTCAACACAACATATAATACCTGTTTCACCAGCTATCTTTAAATCTCTATCAGGATCATTTTTACTAAATGCTTCTAATGATTCTTTAATAACTATTTTACCTGGTATAGTATCCATGTTCTCTAAACCTATTTCTTTAAGGTCTTCAAGTTTACCGTGTAATAATGTACTAATATTGGATTTCTTAACCCAGCCTCCATTACCAAATGTTACTCTGTTTTGTTGTAGTCTTACATGACCGAATTCTGGATTTGAGCTAGATTGGCGTATAACATTTCCCATGTCATCCGCTAGGATGTTTACTTTACTTTGCATAATAAATTGTTTTTGAAATTAATGATTGGTGTGTCTATCTATTAGACATCATCCGAGTGAAAATACGGGTCTTCCAATTTCTCATAAGCTTCTATCTCATCAAGGCCAGGTTCATACTCTTGAACTGACTCTAATATCTCTGGATCTATTTCTGGACCAGACTTTCCTGAAAACTTATTATAAAATGGATCACCCACTTCTTTGGTATATGAAGTACTTAAGCCGTTTAGATCATTCACCTCTTGATCTGTAAGAGACAAATATTGTTCTAAAGAACACTCAACTATTCTACCATTGGGTAACTGTATTATCATTTTATCATGTTAGTAAGCCTAACAAAAATAAATAAAAATAAAGGTACAAATGGTCTAATACATAAATGATTTACTTAAATACATAATTTAATAAGCATATATATAGCTAACGTTTCTATTTGATTAGCAATTTTCTGCCTATTCTCTTGATGAGATTGTTTGTTTTTAGTTCTTTAATCAACCGTTTGATAGTTCTTTCACTAACATTTAAGTCATTGGACAGTGTTGATATTGAAGGAAAACAAGTTCTCTCTTTGTTTGCATAACAAGCTAATGCAGAATATAATGCTTTGGCTTGTAATGTAATGTTAGGAGCAAGTATAATGTCACGTGAGACAATACCAAACCTATGTTGGCTCATCTTTTGTAACATGTTTACTCATTAGATGCAACAGTGCAATGTTTTGATCTAGCTCTTCTTCAAGCACCTTATCTTCTAATTTATATTTAGTTGACATATGCTTTCCAAAGTTCCAGATTTTACCATTAGGTGTCTTATCTATTGCTCTTTTTAATTGCAACCACTGTTTCATCTCTGACTTCAGCAGCTCCATACTAAGTTTTGACATAATAAATGATTTAGATTTCTAGGTTAGTTTGATTTGGATCTTCTAATACTTCTTCAAAGAACTCTAAATGAGTTTTGTCATTGAAGTTTGGTAGATCAGACTTGTCAATAGGTTTTAAGTCAAATGTATTAACAGTTTCTTCCTGAGTAACTACGGTATTATCAGTCCAGACATATACCTGCACTTTCATAGTACTGTAGTAAGGATTAAACTCTTCATCATGACTCCATGAACCATCTTGATCCACTATACCATAGACATAACCATCTTCACTCATTAACTTTTTATCAATCATTACATCTCTATCATAATGTGATGAGTAAGATGATGGTTTAAAAGTTACATGATCACCAATTGATAATGGCTTACGTTCCTTCTTTGCTAGAATAAGACTTATCAGTGCACTTATTGAATGCTCTGGTAGTGTCATTAGCAAGTTTGTGATGTGTTTAGAGTTTTCCTCTGTTCCTAGACCTTTTGTGTCTACTAATGTGCTTAGAACGTCTTTAATTGAGTCTTGAGCTATAGTGTAGTTTTTTGTTTTCATATTTAATATTATTTGTACCAACCATAAGGTGGGTTAGTTTTACATTTACGAGTTGATGAACATCCTGTTAGGAATGCTGCTAGTAGTATTATACTTACTATTTTCTTTATTGGCATCTTGTTGTTATTATAGATTAATAGATACGATGGCCTAACCTATTACGATTAGAACCATCCTACCTTGGTTACCACTAACTTAACCATTGTTTCTTAGCCTTACTACCTAGTATTATTATAGTATTATATTACTGGTGTTGTTAGGGTGTCATGTGTGGCACTATTTTTTGAACTTCTTGTTTATCTTAATTTCTATTACTACGAAAGGTAACAAGATAACTATTAGCGGTTTCATTCTATTCCTATCATAACCAAATGCTAATCCTATTACAGGTACTACCTCAAAGTCTATTTCAGGTAACAACCTAGTTTTACTTAGGACAGCACTATAAAAGAATGCATTGAATATTGATAGTATGCTTACTATTACTAATGCTATTATAATTGCTAAGGAAGTTTCTTCTAGATTATTTATCACTAAATATATACTAGATATGGATACACCTAATGGTAGTATTATTACGAATAGGAGTTTAACGAGGTACTTTAAAGTATTTTTCATGTTATTGGTTTTAAGTAAGTGGTTAGTTATAACTAGAGACATATGACAAGTAAGTTATATCATCTCTATATTCTGTAGTTACTATATCATATTCAGAGGCTAAGTATCTTAGTTCTCCATCACGTGATAGTTTGTACTCTATATCATTTAACGAAGGACTTGTTACGTCTTGTTCTTTGATACGATAAATCTTATGGCCTGTACTAAATGTTAGTAAGCCATTCTCATCATGCAATACTACTCCTATCATGGACTTGTATTGTACAATGCTTTCTGGTTTAAGGATAATGGTTCTTTGCATGTGGTTTAGGTTTTAGTGGTTTATAAAAAAAAGCCAGTCTATTTTATTCAACTACAACTGGCATGGCTGTCCTACATGTTTTACAACATATAGTTAGAAATAAATCATTTGATTATTAGGAGAGATTAACTCCGACCAATATACTCATTGGTTGATTAGTCACTATGGTTACTACACCATTTCTCGTCATGTGTGACACATTAGCCCACCGTTACAGTGTTTTAAACAGGATAATAACTCCTATGAGCTTTCTCCTGGCACGTTTCTTAAATACTTTTATAATTCCGGGTAATGTTATACTATTCCTATAGAGGAAGAGACAACAAACTATTATGTTATTGTCATGAGATTCTCTCTTGTATTATTACTTGCGTTAGCTATGTATAGTAATAAGGGTGATAGTATTTATTTGAGTGGTAATAAGTGGTATTATGTGGTGTATGAGATGTCATATTCACAATGTTACACACACTTGAATATAAATTGTTTTTAATTATACAATTGATCCGTGCAGTCATTAGTTGGGGAGCAGAGAGCAGATAGTAGTAGGAAAGCAGAGAGTAGAGGAACTATTTGCTGCTGAGTAGGCCGAATGGACAATAAAAAGGAAATCTGAGTAACAATAATGGTGTAATAAAGGGAATGCTTTTACGCACTCCCTTACCTTTATGTTATCCAGCATTCACATCATATGCTTCCACCCAGAACATGTTGGTTTCCTCACCAGTTTTCATGTCAATCTGTGCGTTAGATGAGAATCTAAAACCAACCAGTTCATAACCAGGCTCAAGCTTTGCCATCAACCCTTGTATAGTAGGATGATTAGCACGCATTGTCTTTCCAGTATCTGGGTCCTTAAGGGATAAACTTCCCCATACAATGCTCTGCGTTGAGGATGCAGCCACCTTGATTCCAGCAATCTCTTGGATGCTGTTAGTTACAGGATGAGATGTGCATTGTAGCACAGCCGACCCTGTAGACTCATTAATTTGTACTTTTCTGAAGAATACATTCATAATATTAAGTATTAATTATTAATTTGAGTACCACATTAACGGGGGTACCCTTACCGCAAAAATTAGTTGGGGGCCAGATAGCAAGATCCCCTCAACAATGCAACACATACCATTTTTTTTGGTAGGAAAATTTTTTTTTTAATTACCCAAGTTTGGATGTAAATCAAGTTTTTCTTTTAAATAAATAATTAATTTTGTATATTGTCATATAGAGATAGTTAAGACTACTTTAATAAAAGATATAATTTGTATGGACAATAACGATGCAAGTAGTGAAGGGTTTGATCCTATGGACGAGATTAGGAAAGCTGAGATACAAGAGTATATGTTAGCTGACGCTTTTAATAACTCATATAAATTATTAATTAAAGCAATAAGCTTTGATGAAATGATAGAAGATAAATACAGAAATGATTTAGATGCTGTATTAGCATTTGATCCAGAATTGGGTCCAGCATTAAATGAATTAGAGAATATGATTGAATTTTATATTGCTGAAGAAGATTATGAGAAGTGTGCTAATCTACGTGATATAATGCATACCAGATTTCCACAAAGTATTAACTTAGGTATAGAGGATTAATTATGGCAGGATTATACGCAAATATAAATGCTCGTAAGAAAGCAGGAACATCAAGGTCAAAAAAGAATAGTACTGTTAGCCCAAAGGCTTACAAAAATATGCAAGCTGGATTTAAGAAAAAAGGCGGATCAATTAAAAAGAAAAAATAAAATGGGAACAATATTACAAGACATGATGGGAATGCTTTCTAGAAAGAAAGTAGTAACACCTAGAACAGATGATTATATTACACTAGCAAGATACGCAGGTGCTCAAGAAAGAATGAAGCCTCATCCAAAAGTAGAGACAGAACTTGTTACTATGGGTAGTATTAAAACTTTTACTAATGCAGGAATAGCTAATGAGTATGTTAGTGCAGTATCATATGATGGAGCCACTGATTTACTAACTCTAACTAGAGTAGGAGGTACTGCTATTACAGCAGACATGGACCGTAAGGATACCAAAGAATTTGTAAACTCTACTGCTTTAAGTGTTGCAACTGGTGCTACTACA